AACTCTTTCTTACAGTTGCTACCCTTGCATTTTAACTTCAAGTGCTGAATCTTCGTGCTTGGGCTAATCAGAAGCGCTTTCTTCTGGCAAAAAGGACAACAGGCGTATTTCGTTCCGTTAATATTCCGTATCAATGCCTGTCCATTCCACGGCTCGGGTGGGTTCATGTATTCAGAAAAATCTATTCCTTCGGATTCTAATGCTGACTTAATGCTCATTTATTTACCTTTCTATTTCTTTTATGCTTTATTGGTCTTCCCTCTTTGGCTGCCCTTTTTATCATTCGCCGCGCAACAGATTTAAAAACATTATCAAATTTCCGTTTCCCTTTTCTTCCAGCAATTTGTCTAAATTTTGGCTTTTTATTCATTTTTAAGCAGTTATTTGGTATTTTCTTAAAACCAATTTTCATGGCTTCTTCAATGCTTATTTTTTCTTGATCCATTAATTTTCCTCCGTTTCGGAATGCCATGCATTTTACGGAAATTGTTCTTGTTTATTCGATTTGGGGCAAATAGTGTCCAAAATAGTTCATCACTTAATTTACATTCAAATTCAATACTTAACGGCTTTCCTATGCTACAAAGTGTACCGTCCTCATTTCTGTGAAGAATACCGCCTTCGATAACAAAAGCACCATCCGAAATTGAAATCTCTGGTATTTCAATCACTTCACCATTACATGTAAAGAAATGCTTTAATTCGTTCTTTTCGCCCATATCAGCACATTCCTTTGTTTTTCCTTAAATTAGCGTATCGGTCAACCAATGTGTCAACAGTAACAGTTAACTCGTTGATTCTAATACAGTCATCCTGGTGTCGTTGTTCATACCATTCTATAGATGGATGACCAGTATCTACATTTTCAATTCCATCAATCGGAATCTTCCAGTTATCATTTTCAAGAAGCTTTTGGTTAAGTGTCTCCGATAAAGCTTTATAGTCCAGGATTATATGCTGTTTTTTCTCGCATTCATCAGCCAAACGAACAACTTCATTTTTCAACTGTTCTTCTGTCCAGTTTGCCATATCCTCAAATTTCATATTTACCACCTCTGTCTTCGAAAATTGTCTCTTCCAAGCATAAATTTTTCGGCTGAAAAATTATCCTCTACATCAATATGTGCTTCACGGTCTTGCACATCATATCCGTTTGAAGTTAATTCAAGTTTTGCAGTATATTCAGCGCCGCAATTGGTGCATTGCCATGTCACATTTAAAAAGAGTCATTTTTCTATAAAAGGGTTTGTGAAATCGGCATTTTCACATTTCAATATTCCACCGCAAACAGGGCAATTGCGTTTATCAAGTAAATTTAGCATTCAAATTCCCTCCTCTCCCTGTGCTTCATTTGGCACTCGATCATCTTTGCTACATTTTCACGTTCCTGTTTTATTCCATGCCCTTGCCTGAATAACTCGCATTCAAGAATGTTTCCGCACTTGGAACATTCATCTTTTATTTCTTTCCCATATACCTCAATCATTTTCATCACCACAGTAAATCAGTAAGTAATTTGCAAGTTTTCTAAGGTCATTATTCCCATACAGGCGAATACCTTCTTTTAACCCTCTGTTAATTAACCAAACAGCTAACTTTATTGGTTCTACAGGTGGCTCATCTTGGGATTTTTCTATCCTAAAATCATCGATTAAACCACCTCTATTTATAAGTTCAGAAAGTTCACTCATCGGTACTATGCCTCCTTGTTTTCCATCTTCTTTTCCTTCCAAAACTCACAACAGCATTCTGGTTCCGTAAAGTCTGCGCAATATTCGCTATCACCATTGAAACAAACCCATGTGAAGTCATCATGTTTTCTACAGGTTTTGCAATTAATTTCCATAACTATTTTTTCTCCTCATTAATTCCGTTAAGAATACTAATAAGCTGTTCTTGGTTAATTTCCTGTGTACATGGCAAAAAATGGTCTTTTATAGTCTGTAAAGCAAAAAACATAGGTGAAATAAATGATATTCGCATTGAAAATGTACATTCGCTTTGCAGAAAATATTTTATTGGATAAAGTCCGTGTGAAATGTGATAATCCGCAATAGCAATTGCTTTCAAAATGTAATCTTTTGTTTCAATAGTTTTAGTTGAAAAATTAGTTTTCAGAACAAGTTCATTTTTAATTTGGAATAATGTTTTACGTAAAAACAATTCTGTATCTCTTCTAGTAGGTGCAATGTATAAAATAATCGGTTTTCTCATTTCTTATACCTCACATTCAAAATCCAGTGTGCCGACTTGAACGGCATAAATCTCCCAACGAGAAACACTGGAACTTTAAGGGGGAAAATGCAACTTCTGGCAATGGCAATTTGCCAGATAGAAACAACAGGAATCGAACCTGTGTCACATGATATTCAGTATCATTGCTCTACCACTGAGCTATGTTTCTTTTACCGCCTGTCACGGACAGTTCTTTTCAAAAGAACTGGGATGATTTTCAAGTTTAAATTAAATATCTCCGGGATTTCTATTATTTGCCTTATCAGTATCGAAACCTTCTGGATATCTTGCCATGAGCTTGTCTACGTTCATCTGTAAAATTTCATCAAGATCAAAACCAAAGCTCTCGCATAACATAGCCACATACCACATTACATCTCCGATTTCTTTCTTTAAATGCTCTTTATCCAGTTCTTTTTCATGGAATACCCATTTTTTAACCATGTCCAGAACTTCTCCTGTTTCTCCAGATAAACCTAAACAACCATTCAGAACACCACCCATATCGTTTAAGTCTTTTGTTATATGGAAATCCTCAACTTTCCCTGTGAACAGTTTCTTGTAAAGTCGTTCACTTCCTTTACCATCATTTGTTCTCATTGCTAATTTCTGATATTCGCTACCTGTCATATTTTTCCTCCAAGTTTTTATTAATTGCAGGAGACGGATTCGAACCGTCGTTTTCATGGATATGAGCCATGTGAGATTCCACTTCTCTATCCTGCCAGAACCCGGAAGAACCGGGTTAGCAATAGGTTTATCGTGTTATGCTTTCCACTATCTACAAGTTTTAGTGCCGTAGATTCACTGGATATTTTTATGCGTCTTTGGACGGTATCTCTTGAAAACTCCTTTTATTAACGTGCGCTGCGTTAATGTTTTTAACTCCGAGATATACCAGCCGGGAAATCAGATCCATTTAAGCTACGCCGTATCGCACCTAAATTTACCTAATCCACACGCTCAACTGGAAGTTTTTTCCACCCATATTACGGATGAATGGCATTTAGAAGAAATGGAAGCTATGGGATTCGAACCCAGGACTTACGGCTTATGAGGCCGTTGCTCTTACCGCTGAACTAAGCTTCCTGAGATACCAGAAATAAGCCCGCCATAGATTTATTTCTGGCACTGTTGCAGTTCTTGACCACCAGCCACAACAAAGGTTTTCTGAAACGCTTTTGGATTTCAGAAAGTCTTCCGGGACATTTGAAGCCCCTTTAATCAGCCCCGTTGGGCTAGAAGACCGGAGTGAAAAGTGTTTCAAAAAGAACACTTGCGGAATTAACAAAACCGCAAACTGGGCTAACTGGATTCGAACCAGTAAATGCAGCAGTCAAAGCGCTGTGCCTTAACCGTTTGGCGATAGCCCATCAACCCCGGCGCACCATTAAAACCGGGGAAGTCGTGATATTAAGCTAAACAAGTATATAAACTTTCCGCTCTTACTGATTACTCTTTTCCAGGAGGGAAATTTTCTTTTTCTAAATATTCAATAATTCCTGGCGTATTCATCAATAAGAGCTTACGCTACTCTGGATGCCTCGACTTATCACTTTCATAGGTTTTCCCGAGCCTACATGGATTAAGTCGAAGCGGCGCTTTTATGAATTTAACCCTTTCGATTAACTCAATCGGGATAATTCTAATTGGAATTAGTAGATACATGGGGTTCTCCTCTTATTCTGCAAAAATCCAATCCTCTGCTAACATATCTGCTTGAGATGCAAGCCATCCCATCTGTACGCCAGATGTTCCGACAAAAGCAATGGCTTTGTTTCCGATTGCATCATGTTCACAATTTACAATTTCATTATCAGCAGTCTTATATGAAATTCCAGTGGCAATCTGAATGTACTGTTTCTTTCCATTCCAGCCTTTACGAGACACTTTAAGTCCTCTTTTCAGATAACGGATAGCGTCACCAAATCCAAATGTTGACTGACCACCAAGAACACCACAGTTATTCTCATCAGCAATCATCCAGTCATCTCGCTGTGTGTGCATGAAAGTATATTCTACTCTCTGTGTTTCACGGATATCGAGAACTGCTCCCTGGCCTTGATCGGAATCTTTTGGTCTGCAATGAATCATAATCGTCTGTTTTTCATCGTCCCAACACCAGTAACCATTCCATCCTGGAAGTTTCACTTTTGCTCCCTGTTTCATAAGTTTTAATGCTTCTGAAAATTTCATTTCTATATCCTCCTTTACCTCGTGCAAATTAAGAAAATATTCAGTGCGAAACATATTTCTAAACAAATACAGAATAAAATCTGTATTACGCTTGTCTTTCCTTCTTCGTCCAGTATGGCTAAAGTACCGGCAAGAACCAGAACGAAAAATGCAAGATTTACAGCTGTTCCGATTACATTAAGTGCATTCATTTTCTTTTTCCTCCCCAATTAAGAAGTCCAGAATTTTTTCTGCAATCTCTTCCTCTGGCTCAAATGGCATTCCACAGTAATTGTATGATTCTAAAGCCGATTTTAGGCTTGCTTTGAATCCATTGTAAATTTCTCCGTGTTGTAGCAGTTCGTGCCTTAAAACTGAAATTGCATCAGTAATTGATTGAGAAGTGACACTGATTTGTGCCAAGCACTCCATCTCAATGTCTGGAACAGCCATCATTTTAAATTCAACCACTGGTATTTCATCTACTGCGGTATGAAAATTTACTGATTTCACTCTTGGAACTTCATTTCCATCAATAAAGTATTTTGTACCAAGCCAATCATAAGGGTTGGGGTTTGTGATTTTTACTATCGGCATCTTCGTACCCCTTTCTTTTAGTTTTACAGTAGAGAAGAAGGTGTTTCGCAATCTCTTCCAACTGCAAAATGTTGTATTTTGGAACTTCCCATGTTTTTTGCTCTAATAATGGAGACGGTGGAATTTTCTCAGTCGGTAGTTCGTTAGTTACTGTGGCATTGATAAGCATAGACGCTACATCAATAGGTGATTCTGGAAGACAATCCTTGTTATCACTTATTTGTGCATCCGGCATGAATAACTTTTTCCATTCTCCGTTTTCATTTGAAAATACTTCTCCGTTTTGTACTTTAAGTTTTCTAATAGCTTCTCTTGGAATATCTTCTTCTTTTTCACATTTACGAACATCATTCTCAATGATGTATAAAAAACAATTCATCCTTCTTCCACCTCCCCGAAATATTTTTTGTAAAGCTTATGGTTGTAATACCACAGATGTTGCATCACAAAAATTTTATCAATACATTCCAGCTCATAATACATCACTCTGTACTCAGCGGTTCTGTCTCCGTTTTCATCAACACTATAACCAGCTAATTCAGATTTTGATTTTGCGCCAAACCACCTACCGTTCTTTGTAACAAACAAAGAAATATTTCCATATTCACAAACATATGTGGCAGTTTGAGTATCATACAATCTGCCATCAGCTAATATTGCTTTTGCGTGAATTGGCCTCACCAGTTTCCGAATTGCCGGGGATTCCTGTCCGACATTTTCATATGCTTGGTTTGTTTCCGAAACGCCTTTTTTATTTTTTGAGAAAAATTTAAGCACGCCTTTTCCTCCCGAAATATTCATCAACTGCCTGTCTCACAATATCCGATACGCTCCTGTCCGTCCGGTTCTTCTCTTCCAGGAGCCTTTTTTTCTGTTTTTCGGAAAATCGGATGCGGATGGATTCGGATTGCGGGTTATGCTTTTTCATAGGTAGTATCCATCTTTACGGAAAGAATCGGTTTGTCATCGGCTTTAGCCAGAAGCGTAATACCTTTCCCATTCTCCCAAGATGATGTCATGAGTTGAATATTTGAATTTCCGGTTTCGTTACAAATATTCAAAAGCTGTTGTGCTATATCCATCAACCTTGATCGAAGGTATCCGTCATTGCTTACTATTTTTTCCATCTTGTGCCTACCTTTCTGCGAATGTTATCAGTTATCGAAAATCGTTTATTGCTTTTAATTTCTGATTAGCAATTTCGACCTGAGAAGCAAGTACGCTACGTGTCACATCTCTTATAAACGATTGTTCTAGTGTCATGCTTTCACTGTAAAACAACGTCGGAGCTGTGAGTACATAGATTTCAATATCCAAATTACAAAGCCGTCTCCATATTCCTTCGATTTCATTCTTGGTATTTCCAATATCATCAACTCCGCAAATAATTAATGAATCACCCTTTTTCATGTTTTCACAAAGAAGTCTAAAATTATTATTTTCATCTGCCAAATCGAAAATAAACGAGTCGATTTCTTCGTTCAAAAGTATCTTTT